GACGCAGATTCAATAATACGTTTTTTCATTTCAACTGCTTCTGGGTCATCAGACAAACTTAAACGTGTATAGAGAACTTTTTGTTTATCAAGAAGTTTCTCAAGAAGTTCTACATGTTTTAGTTTATCATCCTTTGACATCGCAGGAAACTTAAATACATTTTGATAGACTTCTTCTTGAAGTTCGCTTATCTCAGACATCTCTGCACGAACAACTTCAGAATTAAAAAAACTCATTTGTCTCCTAGAACAACTTTTTTTAAGATGTTTTTATAATGTGGTACATCAATATTTAGGAATGGGCTGTATTTTTTTATTCTCATACTGACGGTTTCCCACACTGGGTCTTTCAGTTTCTTATCAAAGTTTTTACCGAACAGGAATATTTGGTTATAGATTACTAGAGTTTCTATACTAATTGTCCCGTTCAGGAACTTTTTTAAAATGGGAGGATGACCTTTGGAGCAATCAAAAGCATCATCTACTTTTTGATTCTCAAATAAATTTTGAGTTTCTTCTTTGAAGACATAAGAGAGAGATTGATTTCTTTTCTTCCATGCTTCATATCTCTCTTCACCTTCTCTCATCATTTCACCAATCCATAATTTACTTGGGTCAGTACATGAAATGAAGTTTGATACAAAGAAATCAATTACTTCTTGATCTGTTTTTTGTCTGGATACTTTCTCAAACCAAAAACGATCTTTGCGTTTATAAAAAGATTGTACGGTCGCACGACTTTTACCACAATACTTGTGATAATCATAACTGTCTTTAGTGAAGTGATTCTTTAAAGACAGATAACAACGATAGGCATCAACAGGCATCATTCATCAAAGGGGTAATTTCGCTCTGGAACTCCTCTTTAAAAAGTTTAATTCCATTGCTTCATACTTAATTTTTTCTTTCAATGGCTTTGAAATTAACTTCGGAACAGATTCAACATCAATGTTGTTCTGCTCACAAAAATAAACAATAGCATCAATGTAGTTCATATCTACATTTGTCTGAACAAGAGATTCTATCTCTTGAGCAAACCGAGATGGGCAAAAGAATTTATTTTCTAAAACTTTTTCTAATTCATTTTCCATCTGACCCAGTATTGTGATGTACAAATTCTTTAATATAACGTACTAATAATTTAATATAATCCCCTTTGTTTCTTTTGTCAAATACTTTCACTTCACCACCAGGAGTAACCATCAAGGTAATTAACTTCTTAATAGGAATTCCAGTCATTTCATAATATGCAGAAGCATAAAACATTTCTTGAACAAAGTAGTTCTCAATCCATTTTTCTGGTTTGATCTTTTCAGATGTTTTAAAGTCTATGACTGCTAGTTCTCCATCGTATTCAGCAATACAATCAACCCTACCTGCCAATCCAAAGTATTCAGAGTAGAGTGTTCGTTCAATAGCGTGAATATTATTTATCTTATCAAGTTCGGGTTTCAAATGATGAAACATAAACTTAGATGCTGGAAGATAGTTATTCCAATCAAGTTCTTTATTCAGTAGATAGTCCTGTGCCACTTCATGAAAGTCAGTACCACGGGTTGTTGCTTTCTTAGTAATACGATTTGCTTCTTCAATACCAACTTTTTTACGCCAATCAACAAATATTTGTCGGTTATAAAAGGAAGTGACAGAAGTAATAGAAGGCACCCAGTCTCCATTGGGAAGATTGTAGAGACGAATGCCATTTGTTTCTTTCTTTTCTAATTCAATTTCACCCAGATAATTATGATGAATAAAACTCATACTCCAATTTCCATTTTAGCCAGAATGTATTCTTTCACCAATCCAGAGCGAACAATATCTTCAACTCCAAATTCAATAATATCAACTGAAGGCATAATACGAAGTACTTTCATGAAATCAATAATTCCATTCTTTTCATTCGTCTTAATAAGGTCTGATTGAGTGGCATCACCACAGAACATAATCTTACTGTTTTCACCTACACGAGTGATTATACTATCAAGTTCATGATAATTCAAGTTCTGAAACTCATCAACGATAATGATAGCATTATCAAGAGTTGTGCCACGAATAAATGAAGTGGACCAGAAACTAATAGTTCCTTGAGTTTTAAGATTGCCATAGAGCATTTCAAAATCTGCTTCACTTGGCATCTCAAACATATACTTTACCATATTCTTATATGGAATCTGATAAAGAGATGACTTATCTTCATGATCTCCAGGAAGAAAACCAATCTCCCTAGTTGCCACAAGAGACCTTACGATATAAATCTTTTCGTAAGGTGTTCTTTCATCAAGAACATCTCTCAATGCATTATACAGAGTGATAAATGTTTTACCTGTACCAGCACAACCATAAGCAACAAGATTTTGTTCTAACTTATAACAACGAAAGAGTTCCTCTTGATTCTCAGTAAGAGGTTCAATCTTTCTCATTAAATCTGAACTGATTGGTTTTTTTCTTTTCATTTGCTTATTACTCATTCCAAATGGGACCGGAGACTTTGGAGTGTTTCTTTTTGCTGGCATGTTTTAAATTAAATTGGTTTAACGTTGGATCCAGGAACTTTAGATACTCTATGAAGAACATCATTCCATCCAGGTTTACTTTTAACTAATCTGTCGTATATCTCTCCAACTTCTCCAGAACTAGGACATGTGGAGGGATCACTCCAATCTCTATCCCAGTCTGGATTATCTTGTTTCCATTGGTCCCAATCATGAACACTTAATATGACTTCTTTTTGTTCGCCAGTTTGTTTATTAATAACAGGATATGTTGCCAAATTTAATCCTCCATTCTATGTGTCAATATTTATTCAATAGTAATAGACGGGGGATCAATACAATCCGAACACCCATCACGAGTCCATCCAAGTGCTTCAGATACAGCAGGAAACTGACAAGTAAAGATACAACGTACTAGTTCAGCAATCTCCATATGCTCCTTCTGTGTCCCGTGAGCAGACCGCAAATCAATGTAATGGATCCACGACCGCACAGAGCCCGTCATATAGAGGCGTGTGGGGGTCGCTAGAGGCAGTACAAACCTAGCACACTCCTTTGCTACTCCAGCGTCCAGGAGACGCTTGTAGATGCGTAGAGAGTGCTCAAAGTGAACGCGAATATCTTCACCAAGAACCAGTTTCAAATAATCTGGAATGTTATCAATACTATTCTGACGATTCTTATCATCCTGACGACGAAGTTCAGGAAGAGGAATAGAATTACCAAGAAGAGTGCTATCTGCATAGCGTTGTGAAAATTCTTGATATGTGAAAGACCTATGCCGGAGAATTTGAGCTGCGATACCACGAGTCGTATTGATCTCTACAGTCATGGTTGCTTGTTCAAAGATGCTCCAGTGTTGATGCTGAATACAATACTTGAGAAGACCAGAGAACTTTTCATTCTCTTGGTTAGCAGGATTACTCACTCTTGCACAGTAAGCCATATGCTTCTCTGCATCTGGAGTAACACTAATAAGTTTGACTTCTGGTTTCATAAACTCAAAATCAGTCGGGATATCCATCATCGTCTCCATCATAAAATACTTCGTCGTAATCAGTAACGTGTTGTGCAATTTCTTCGTAGTTCATCTTATATGAATCTACATCAGAATAAATCTCTGACTTTAGACATTCTACCAGAGATTCAAGGTTTCTGACAATCAGCTTAAGCTTTTCTCTATCCATCTTTATTAACCCTGACAAAGGTAATTATACACAAAAAAAGAGGGGTAGTCAACCCCTCACAACGACTATTCTAGAATGCTCCTACATATTTTTTTACATGTTCCCCAATCATCATTACATTCAATTATGCAGTTATAATAATCATTTAGTAAATCAGATTCATCTGATGCATTATCTAAATTATTATTTAAGCTATTAATGCTTTGTTGCCATCCAGCCAGTTGATTGTAAGACACAAGGTTGTGCATAATAACCTCCACGCACAAGGACAATTATGATAAAGATTTGATTTTCAGATCACTTTTCTCACCTCTTTATTCTACCACTATCTATATAAATTGTCAGGGATTCTTAATAAAAATTTATGCCTACTAGTTTATACCTATAAAAAAAGAGGGAGAATTAATCTCTCTGTCTCCAGTCATCTGGCTTATCATCAGTAAAGAATTCAATAATATCATCAGCACTATAAAATCCTGTTCTATGATTCGATGGGTCAGGATCTCCCAAGTCCATAGCATTCATAAAGTCATCTAAACTACCTTCCTGCATATCAGGATTAGCAGCACGGCGTCTTGCTTGTCTTAGAATAGTTGATGCAGAACGATTTGCTTTGGCAAGTTTTTCTGCCCAGATCATATCACTTAGCTCTACAGATTCGCCTCTTACAATTCTTTCACAAATTGCTTCAAGGCGAAGACGGTATTGAGTAGAGAGCATATACTTCTCCAGATATAGTGTATTTAGTTACCGCTCAATGTAACTTAAAGTATGTTCTTGAGCATAAAGTTGTTGAATGATAATATCACATCCAATTTTTGGATTACAATCTCCACAGGTATAAACATCAACTGCTGCTTTACCTTCTTCAGGCCAAGTGTGAATACTAATATGACTTTCAGAAAGCAAACAGACAACAGTGACTCCCTGTGGTTCAAACTTCTTTGAAATAGTTTGAATCACAGTAGCACCACTAGCTACCGCTGCGTTTTCTAGCAAGTCAATAAGACAACGCTCGTCGTTCAAAAGAACAAACGAGCATCCATACAGATTAAGAAGATAATGCTTTCCCATTATTCAATTGCTTCGGGGTCTATCCCATATTCGTTGATTAGTTTATCTATCTTCGTTTCTTTTCCTGATAGTTTTTCTATTTCAAAAATAGATGACTTTTGATATTTTTTTAATTTTTTATATTCTTTGATAAGTTTATTAACTTCTCTATTATTAATATAAAGTCTAAACTCTTTATCATCTGCGGATTTGGCAAATCCCTTAAAACCTTCGCTCATCTTTTCTTTTTCTTATCAGGTTGTTTGTATCCCCATAGTTTAGGGTTAACTGATCCATATCCAAAATCAATCTTCTGGACAGCACCTTTTCCATACTTGTCGTAGTACATATCAAAAAGTTTTGAAACTTTACTGCATCTGGTGAGATCCATATATTGAACACCATCTACAATATACCAAATGAGCCTAGCATCATTTGGAAAGCTCTTATCTTTTGCTGCTTCAAGCGTTGTTTTTTCAAGAAGAATTTGACACCCATAATCAGATTGATCGATATATTTTACATCTGATTCGTAGGATGCCATATCTTTCTCCGTGCTAACTGCTACTGTCACGAACGACCACCCCACTGAATATCAGGGTATGCCTCTTTAACATTATCAAGAGTTATCTTGTATTTATTTGTAAGAATTTTATCTTTTGTAAGAATTAATACTTCTGCTTCTTTTGGATGAAGTCCTTGAAGTAAATTAATAAACATCATTTCTCTACGAATTGTAGAGAGACTGCTATTGCCACCTTTAACATAATGATAAAGATTTTGATATTCTCTACGAAGAGAAGTGCGACCTCTACCATTAAGGTCTTGTCCAGTAGCAGACTCGCCACCAGATGCTTCCCTCATTAAGTTATCGGATAAGTTTCCAGAGTAAACGGATTGCTCATCAGCATTTGCATAAGGAACATCACCTTCGGGAAGAAGGCTGATTACTGTTTCATCAAAATTCCAAATGAAAACAGTTTTTAAAGAATCATGCTCATAAGTTTTAAGAACTTCAACTTTCTTTGCATTACTTCTTTGCTTTGAAGCAAGTTCTAAAACTTCAAAAACAAAAGGATTTGTTGGAAGAGTTTCGATAGGTTTTTCAGTCGTCGTCTTCTTCGTCTTCGTAGTCGTATTCGTCATAATTGTTTTCAAATCTCACAGCTAAAATTTCGTCGGGTATTATATTACCATTTGAATCAAACATCTCTGGATGTGTATAAACAGGTTGTGTTTGGTAGAAATGCTCCTTTGCTAACCATCCTACCACACCTCCAACAAAAAAGAACATTATTGAAATGAGAGTACTGATGGTGAGAGTTACTGCTAACATCTTTTTTCTCCAGAGAATTTACTTTTTCCTTATGTCGAAGTGAAAATCAATAAAGAAATGAAATTCTCTTCGGAAGAGAGAAATCATCTTACCAAACTTCACTTGAAAAGTTTTTGGTCTTTCAGATTTTCTCCTCCTATTGCGTAGTAATAACTCAACACCCCGATTAATTTGGGGTTCACTTTTATTTAGTTTGCTTTTTGCGTCGTCCAGGTCGTCTGTCATGACTATACTTCCACGCATCTTCTAGGATGCCATACAAATAATTTTTAATTTTTCTTGCTTGTGGTTTTGGAATGTGTCCATATCCTTCACGAAGTTGTTTGTGCATTTCATCGCTTCCACCTTCAAGGTATTCTCCAAGTTCCATTACAAGATCACTCAATTCATGAGCCGTATTACTTTCAATAAATTCTTCTACTTCTATTCTTTTTGCTTTACGAACTTTAAGATAATCATAAAACTTCATTACAAATTGTCCATTAAAGGCATAGTCAATTGCCTTTTCAACGTCGTTACAAACTTCTTGAAGATTGTTATCCATTAAACTAGATTTTGCTCCTTGAGATATTGAACAGTATCTGTGCATCCGCCAAGATGATTATCATCAACAATTACTTGAGGAAAAGTAGAACCTT